ATTTTGATAGAACTTTAGATCCAAATCCATTTAATCCTCCAGACACAACTGAAACACCAGATGCATCAATATCAGTTGAATATAATCCAGATACAGGAGATACAAATATATCTCAACTATCTGATTCATTAGGTTTATTAGGTGATACCTATTTGGAAGGTTCTAATCAAATAACCGGAGAAATAGAGCAAAGCAACAGCTTATTAGATAGTATAAAAAATATATTAAGTAAAATAAGAGACAATACAGAAACTGGAGAAGTAGCAAACCCGGGAATCGATACAGACATGCAAAATATAATAGATAATAAAATAAATATAACAGCATTAAAGCAGAGCATGGAAAGACTTCAAAATATACCAACAGAAAAAGGAGAGCCACCAGTAATATATATAAATCTACACGAGTTATTAAATGCCGGAGTAAGCCATATAAGTCCGGGAACTGGAAACCCTTTCAATAATGAAAATTCAATTTTCATAGATTTTGGTTATTTAGATACAGAAGATATAACTTTTTTAGATTATACTTTGATTGATTATTTTAGATTTTTAATAGGAATGGGAATGATTTCAATTACAGCTTTGCACATATGGGGAAGAATTTTTCCTTCTAAGGTGGTGTCATAATGAGTGTTATTAATAAAATTTTAAGTTTTTTAATTACTGTTTTAGATAGGATTCTTCCGGCTCTTAATCTTTCTCAAGAATTTATTGATGGTTTTGATAATTTTATTACATGGTTAATAGGTTTATATGCTAGTGCATCTTTTTTTATACCTTTGGATATATTTGTTATTTGTATGACAGCTTTATTATTAGTTGACGGTTTTGCTTTAGGTATGAGAGTCGGTCAATTTGTTTTAAAATTGATTAGAGGTTAAGTATGAAAATAGAAGTTATTATTTTATCAGTAGTAGCCAGTTTTTTTTTAATGGTTTATTTAGTGATAAATAAAGAGGATAGAGAGGGATAATATGCTAATAGGTGTATTAAGTATAATAGGTTTATTATTTGGTGTTTTTATAGCTTTTTTGATAGCTTACACGATAACTAAGACATTGATAATAATATTAAAATGTAGATTTAAGAACATAAAGAAAAATATAAAAGAAACAAGATATATAAATACTATAGAATTTATAAAGTGGGTACTGATAGACCTTAAAAGAGGGAAAGACTATTTCAAATTATTTGGCATTTGGTGTTTTACTGGATATTACGGACAAGGAAAAAGCTTAGGAGCAGTTAATTTTGCGTTTGATTTAAGGGAAAAATACGCATATAAGAATATAAAAATATTCAGTAACTTCAATATAAAAGGACAAGACGGAAAGATAACAAAATGGCAAGACTTATTAAATTTACCTAAAAACTCAATAGTAATATTTGATGAAATACAAAGCACTTTCACAAGTCAAAAATATGCAGAATTTCCACTAGATTTATTATGGAAGTTAACACAATGCCGAAAGCATGGACTAACTATTTTTGGAACAAGTCCAGTATATAAGAGAATGACAATACAATTAAGAGAATCAACAGATTATGTAATAGAGTGCAAAAATATATTTAAGCTAGACAGACATTTTAAGTATGAATTTTATCATGCCCCGGACTATGAAAGTTATATAGAGGTTCAAGGTGGAATAATGGACCAGTTAAAGAAAAAAAAATTCCTTGATAGGACATATAACCTAGTGGCACAAGATAAAAATTATCACAGATACGATACAGAAGAACAAATAGACCGTTGGGACATAGAGGACGCAAACCAAAAAACAAAGAGCAGTAAAAACGGAAAACCACTATCAAGAAACGATTATCAAAAATTAAGAGACCAACTTATAAAAGAAATTGATACAAGATATAAATTAGAAAAAAGATAGTTCGTATATAAAAGCTGATCCCGATTAAAATCGGGTAGCTTTTAAAAATAAAGTTCGTATAATTAGGAGGTGCAAGAATGAATTATAATATTGAACAACTAATAATTGATGATATACAAAATAAACTAAATCAAGGAAAAAAAGTATTTTATAAATTAAGCAGCTTAGGAGATACAAAATTACAAATAATAAGAAAAAATTTTGCATTTGAATTTGAAAAATCAGAAAATACAGATAATCAACTATGTATAAAAATATTAGGTTTATATCCAATGGGAATAAGAAACCTAAATAATTAAAATATCTCAATCGCCGATGGCTGGACTCCAACAAGTTATTTTTAAAAAATGCCCCCCCCGGAGCACTACCCGAACGGAAAAACACCGTTCGCCTACCACTCCGCCAATGCTCCGGGGGGGGGAGAAGATAAAAACATTAAAAACTTTGACACTTACGTAACTTATAGATATAATAAATTATCAAATATAAAAGGAGTCCAAAAATGAAAATAAGAAAAAACCTAGTATTAGAAAAAAAAACAGCTAAAAAACTAGACATATTGAAAATAAATTTAGAGATGAAAGACTACAACGAATTACTAAAACACTTTATAAAGGAAGAATCAGAAAGAATCAGAAATCAATATGAAATTAAAAGATTAACAGAAATAAATAAAAGACTAGAAAATATTATAGAAAAACAAAGAAAAGAAATATATCAATTATCAAAAGAATTAAATAAAAACAAAGAAATACCATTTTAAAAGGAGAAAACAATGGATAATATAACATTTTTATTTATAGTATTACTAATGAGCTCTGATTTTTTACATTTTTTATACTTTAGAAAATTGGACAGAATAGTACAAGATAATGAATATCTAGAAAATGAATGTAATTCTTTTATTAGAGAAAGAGAAACATTATTAAAAGAAAGAACTGAATTAATGGAAAAATTAAAAAAACAACACTAAATAAATAGGAAAAAGACGTCGAAGAATATACACATTCACAATTTAAATTCATTGATTTATAAATTAAAGATTTTCCCCTATTTGGGACTCTCGTCGGGTGTTACTACATACACCGACGGAAAACAGCAATAATTTCGTGAGGACTCCAAAGGAGGCCTCAACAAAAATTATTGCATAAGTTTAAAACTACCGCACTTCGTTTGCTTTGCTCTTTTTATAAATTCGGTTTGAAAATACCAAACCTAGAATTTAAAAAAGCCCTAGTAAGATAAAGACATAAAATAATAAAAAGTATATATTTTTAAGATTTAAATTTTTATATAAAACAAAAAACACAAGTAATACAAATAATTATTAAGGAGTTGCTAAATGTATGATACAATTAGGTTGAAAAGTCCTTATATTTCAAAAGAAGTTAAAAAAGTACTAGATGAAGTATCAAAGAAAAAATACTGTATAGACGTAAAAAGCCAAGAAATAATATACGAATTTACAAACGTTGACTTAAAAGGCAGTTTTGATTCAAGAATTATGATACAAGTTAGAGATTATATATGGATAAAATCAGACGGAGACACCACAGCACACAAACAAGATTCAAGATCTTATTTTATAGTAGAGTGCAGCATACACAAATTAATATTCGCTCAGAACGTAGTTGGAGGGATAGACGAATTTCAAAAATCATGTTATTTATTAATAAAATTTCTAGAAAAAACATTAAATATAGAACTACCTAATTATCTAGACTTTGAAGTTGAAAGAATAGACTATTCAAAAAACTACTACATAGAAAAAGATGAAAAAATACACTATTTAAGAGGTTTAAATCTTATATCATACCCAAGACGTAAAGTTAACAGATTCGCAAGTACTGGAATAAGTATTGCGGGAAGTACAACAACTAATAAAGTCTATGACAAATACGAAGAATTTAAAAAACACGACAGAAAAAGATTGAAAGGGTTTGAACTATATTTCAAAAGCAGAGCAGACAAAGACAAAGACAAAAACATAAATAAAATTGACGACGTGCGGGAGAGAATAAAATATAAACAAAAATTATACGGTAACAAAATAAATGATTTTGTCGAATACCTAGAAAATATAAGTCAATATATTATCAGATTTGAAACAGGAATAAAAAAACGTAAATTAAAATATGATTTAGAAAAAGACTTCATTTTTGTAAAAGATATAAAAGACAAGCATATAAAAAATATATATAAAGAGGAAATCCAAAAAATGCTAAAAATAAATGATGAGGGATTAAAAACCTACAATAAAAGCAGAAATGTAATAGAAAGATTAAAAAACATATACGGAGACTCCAAAGGAGTCAGCTTATATAATTTTTGGGTACAATACACAACATTTGGAGAAGATTTTGTCAGAGAAAATTATTCAAGGACTCAATTCTATAAAAAAAGAAAAGAACTTAAAAATGCTCAAATAGATTTAAACCAATCAGATTTAAAAGTAGTTGATAATAAGGTAATAGAATTTAATCCATTTCAAGCAAAAGAAGTTACAGAGTTTGAAAACAAATATATCAAAAAAATATTAAAAGACTTTATTTCTTATGTTGCTTAATATCTTTTAATAATTCAGGTATAGGAACAGAAAGCAAAATCAACAATCTTAAAAATTTAATATGTTGGTCAATAGATTCATAATTTAACCAACGTTGTAAAGTCCTATAAGGTATATCTAATCTATCAGATATGCCTTTTATAATGTAGCCCTTATTATCCAAAATGCGTCTTAAATAGGTCATATTTTCACCTCCTAAGGTATATATATTATATACCCTTATATATTTTTTTTAAATATGTCATTTTTGACTTTACATTATGCCAAATTTGACGTATAATAATTTTAAATAAAACAAAGGAGGAAAAGAAATGAACTTTCAAAAAAAATTAGAGTACACCGGTAAAGAAGTCAGACCGGGAAAAAACAGCCCCTATACATTAGCAACAGTAATGCTAGAAAATGGAAAAACTCAAGACTTTCTTTATAAAGGAGAAAAAGAATTAAATAAGCTAGAAAAAAGAAAAATGTATAATGTAGATTTCAATGTTAAATGGTACAAAAACAGACCAAATATTGCAATAACAAATATCGAGTAAAGGAGTAAAAAATATGACTTTTGAACAAGGCGAAGAACTAATTTTACAAAATACCAGTTTAATTGAAAAAATTGAAACAACTAATCTTATATCAGCAGAAAATATAAGAGCAATAGAAAATATATACGTTTATTCAAGAGCATTATTTCAAGTAATAGGTCTTTTAATAGCTTTCTTGTTAGCAAGGTACATTTGGAAAAGTCATATAAAACATTGGATAAATTGGAGCTGGAAAGTTCCACTTTAAATAAATAAAGGAGGGTACTATATGAAGAAATTCCTAAAAAGTAAAATAGCAAAGGTAACAGCAGTTGCAACATTAATTATGGTAACAGGTATTCAAGCATTTGCAGACGTTGCTACTCCAACAAGCATGTTAGACGGAGAAGTAACAACTATAATTCAAGACTTTGCGGCTGACATAGTTCCAACAGTTTTAGCACTAATCGCAATACTAGTTCCAGTTGGTTTGACTTTATGGGCAATAGGCTTTGCAATTAAAAAAGGTCTTTCGTTCCTACAAAGAAAAGCAAGTAAATCATTGTAGTATCATAGTAAAGAGCCGGGAAACCGGCTTTTTATTAATTAATGATTAAATAGTTCGTATATAAAACCTGATCCCGATTAAAATCGGGTAGGTTTTAAAAATAAAGTTCGTAAAAAAATAAAAGGAGGGGAAAAATGAAAAAGTTCAAAAATGTAATAATAATTATGTTAGTAATAACAATAGTATCATTGACACCTTTAGGAACATATAAACTAGGACAACAAGAAGCATATGCATATAATAAAACTGATTTATTTTTGCGAATAAGTGCTGCTATTATGTATGGAGTAACAACAGTACAAGCAGGTATAACTAATTCATCAATAGGAGATGCAATAGAAAGTAAAGAAACTGAAATACAATCTTTAGTTGACAATTATGTAGAGTATATGATGGAGCCATATCAAAAATTAAAATTAGGAATGATAACAGATAGAGCAGATTTAATACCAGAAGTAGACAAAGAAACATACTTGCAACAATTTGAAAATATACCTGAATTTGATAATTTAACAGATACACAAAAAGATTATGCTTGGGAAGAATCTAGAGAAATACTATTAGATGGAATAGTAACTCCGAGAGAAATACTAGAAGGTACAGGAATAGCATACATATATGAAAATGTAATTAAAATAGCAATAGAAGATTTAAAAGAAAATATAACGGAAGGTGAAATACAAGAACCTTCAATATATCAACAATGGGAAAATTTTAAAGAAAGTCCTACAAGTACAGAAGATTATGAATATCAAGCAATTATAAATACAGAAGGTAATAATTACATATTTTTTAGCCATGAACCTTTTTATATTTATGATGCGATTTCTTATTGGAGATTAAAAACTAATCCAATTTCAGATATAAAGAAAGTTTTAATAGATTCTAATGGTGATTATGTTGGTTATGTATATATTGGCGAATATTGGAATTTAATAAATCATAGTGTATTAGAAAATAACCATGATATATATGCTGATAATAATTTTAATACAATTTATCAAAATAAAACAACTCAAGATATATATACACAAGGTGAATTTGAAGATGATGTTAATGAAATTGAAGAAATACCTGTATTTAATTCACCACTCAATCCAA